ATTATATAATATCCACCTCGCACTGCTTGCCTGACGTCGGTGACATCTGCAAAAAGCCTTGTAACTCCTCAGTATCTTCGTCAAAAATCCACTCGATGATTGTGTCTTGTGAGCGTGTTTCTAAGTCATGCCAACCGATTTTGTTGTCGTTATACTGTGATGTTTTTTTGCCTTTACGGCCTTGGCGAACCTTATAAACTGGCTCGTGAATGCTAAAACCAAACGGCAAAAAGTCGAGTATTTCGCTAATGACTTCAGCCCAGGGCTTGCACAAATCGCCTCTACATTCTTCAAGAAAGTTTGCTCTGGTCTCATCTTGAGCACTCACCCCGGCGGCGATCACTTTCCATTTAACTTTGCGTATGAGCAGCTCAATCGCTAAAAGTGCAGCACCTACAGTGTCATCGTTGTCGCGCATCTCCTTATATATAGTGATGCCTTCAGGAAATTGGAGTTGTGTTAAAAACTCCTCTGTGACTCTGCCGCCGACTTCTCTAAGTCCTGTAAATCCTTGAGGAGCGGGTGGAGTTTTTGGCTTAGCGTCGATTTTGTAAGGTGTCAGGGCACCTTTTAATTTTGAAAAAAAATTCATTATTATCAAATACCTATTGACTTAAATGCACGTCTACGTTAATATACTCATAGTTGCCCAGCAACCGAAACAACAAAACTTCACCAAACTTAAAAGGAAGTGCTAAAATGGATAGCAACGAAGTAACAAACAACTTACTAAACAGAATTGTAGAGGGTTCTACAGTGACTAAAGCTGAAATGATTGAAGCAATTCACGCTAACAATAAAGATATTCTTGATAAGATCGAGTCAACATCTAACGCTCTACGTACAGAAATGCGCGCTGATCGACGCTGGTTAATTGGCCTTTTTATTACTGCAATTGTTGCTGTACCAGCTTTAATTAAACTCTTAGGTCATATCTAAAAAAAGGGCTGTGGTCGCAGCCCTAATCTGCTAAAACGAACACAAAGGTCCTTAATGAAATATATCACAACCCAGCGTGCTGCTTCAATTTTTGGGGTTAATGACTCCCGTATTCGCCAAAAGTGCATAAATAAAGAGTTAAACGGCATTGTGCTCAATCGTGAGCTTTTTATCATTGTCGATGATGACCTTGTCAGTGAGTCAGACATTGAGCCGGGCACGTTTACAACAATAGAAGAAACCGCTGTAAAAATGAACAGGGAAAACAGCACAATAAGGCGCTGGTGCATTGCCAGCAAAATTCCTGCTAAAAAAATCGGGCGTAATTGGTTTGTTTTAAAAAAACTTTGACGTATATTTTGTTCCGTTGGACTTCGATGTTTACTTCAAACTATTTAACATAAAATTTAAAGATGAGAGAGCATGGAAAAAATAACGAAAGAAGGCTTCATATGCCCATACTGTGATACTAAAGCTCAAATGACAGTACACATTCTGAAAGATATAAAAACCAAAGATGAAATTAATACGATATTTATTGATAATTCAAGAATTGTTGTCTATACATGTTATGTATGTGGCAATAGCAATATTGCTCTGCAACATTTACAGAATAACAGTCTGATAAAAGAACAGACTATCTACCCAAAAAACATAGACCAAGGTATCGATAAGCCAAATGCATGCTTACCAGAAAAGTGTAATATTCTTTATTTAGAGGCTGCAAGCATTTTAAACAACTCTCCTAGATCATCTGCTGCTTTGTTAAGACAAGCACTAGAAGAAATATGCAAAATCTTAGGAGCTACCAAAGGTAATCTAGTCGATAAAATCGAAAAAATTGTAAAAGACAACAACCTCACACATATACATGAGCTAATGAGTATCGTTCGAGTAATAGGTAATACTGGAGCACATGCCACGGCTGAAATTAATTTTAATGATACAGAAAACAGCAAAGAGTTTGTAATTCCTTTATTCAAGTTACTTAATGCCATAGCAAAACAAACTTTTGAAGAGGAAAAAGACATTAAAGAATTTAAAGAAAGCTTGCCAAAAAATCTACTAAAAAAAATTAAAAACGCATCAAAATAAACCGTTGCCCCCCGGAACGGGTTCGCACGCTAAGAGAACTCAAAAACAGAATCTTAGCCTTGCCGCAGCAATCTGTTTTAGATGATATTTTCTACTTCCGGTAATAACGATTATCGGAAGTAGAGGGCTGCCTGTGGATAAGTTTTTGAAGGAAAGCTTTACTTCAAAATTTGTCAAATGCCACTACTTATAGCAAATAAAGCACCTGTACAAGCTTCAGATGTTTGAGCATTATCCAAAAATGGACTAGATGAATTGTTAGAGTTATGACTTTGACTATTATTTTCTTTATCTGGGTCAACATATATCTGATATTCACCACCATAACATTTTCCATTATAAGAATGATAATTCCTAGTTTTAAAAGGTGGGTCTAAATCTTTTTTATCCCAACCTGCATCCATTAAACAGTCATTTATATGGTTTATACACTTATCAACTGTACTTCTAAAGCCTTTTAGGTGGTCTACCTTGCCATACAAATCTATTTTTGATTGTTCTAAACTACCTTTCATCTGATGTAAATGAATACCTGAAAATTGGCTTTCTTTAATATTTCCTGAATATTCATCCCATTTTGTAGTTAGTTCTTTTATCAATGTTTTAGAGAAATCTCTTCGAACTTGTTGTTCTTTCTTACTGTCATACCACAAAGTATTACCTTTAGTTTTATTATGGTAACCAAGTAACTCACTAAATATATATTTCTTTAAATCATCTTCAGTTTTGTGTATTTCTACTTTAGGCATTTACTTATCACTAGTGTCTATCTATAAGATAACAACTAATATAAATAAAAATATTAAAAACAAAACTGAACATATATTTAAAATATTATGTCCTAATTACTAAAACTAAAAGGATTTTCCCTATAAGACCCCTTATCCGAGATAGAGGGGCTACGAATACGTTTCCATTAAAAAATAATAAATCGATCTATAAAACTAGATCATGATTTGCAGTTTGACTCGGCAACTTTTTAGAAGTCGTAAACTCCGCTAGTTGGAAAGTGTTATAATGATTGCTCTTATGGTAATCAATATTACTCTTTTCCATTTTTTTTATGGTTTTACTCATGTTAGAGAAGCTAGATTTTTCTATATTTTTTATTTCTTTATTTAAAGTAGAAATATGACTATCAATAATCTTGCCTAAGCCCTTTAGTCCTCTTTTCTCATCTTTATATTTAACATAGAAGTCTTTTTTTGATTCCTCTAAGCCTCGCTTCATTTTTAATAAGTCATTATGGCTGCCTTTAAACCGTTTCCAGTCACACTCAAATTTAATGTTCAAACTCGCAGCAAATCTTTGTCTCCTTGCCCCAGATTTTACAGAGTCACTCCACCCAGGTTTATGATCCTTAAAGTAGTAATCTTTCAAATCCTGTAAAATTTTTTTTCTAATTTCTTCAAGTTTCTGTTTCATGTCTCTCTCAATATATATACAAATATGTGCACAATATATAACTTTAAAAACAATAAAAATAAAACAGAATAATTCCACAATATATTATGCCTTATATATTGAAGCTAAACGGATTTTTCCTATAACTTTTCTCAGCCAATCCTTTAAAATTAATCCCCTCAAGCTTTGGCACATCCATACTATCAATCATCAGCTCAGTAAACGCCCAGACAAGCGCGTCAAGACGGTCGGGGGATTTTTCATCGTTTGGCGTCCAAGTACAGAGTTGATCTTCTAGTGTTGGAAATGAGCCAAGATGAAAGCATTTACCTTGTGTATATAGATTTGCGATAGGCTCCGCACGAATGACCTTGCCGCGCGTCGCATGAACTTTTTTGTAAGGTATATTCTTGTCGACAGAGCGCAGTAAGCTTTCGATGAGATCACCGCCATTATTCACCTCGCCGACGATTAAGTCAGCGCCCCACTTCTTATATAAATAAACAGCTAACTCGCACCACTCAAGCGGTGGCAGCGTGTCACTCGCATCCTCAAGTAAATAACCTTTTCCATCACGATCAATTGCAGCAACGACTAGGCCGCATTCATCGCTTTCCTCGGTCGATGTCACAGACGGATCAATCGCAACGACGATGCGCTGGAAATATTCAGGGCCTTGCTTAATCGTTTGCTGATCTAAACTTTTACGTGTCCATAAAGCGCCTGCCGTGTCGTCTAGTATTTCGGCCTCTAACTCTTGGCGGCCTAAGCGTGTGCCCTCGTACTTATCCCGCATCTTTTTAGTAAATTTAGATGATAGATTTTTAGAGTTATCAAACGTCGAACCACCAGTAATAACCGTGGTTTTTTCCTTCAGAATATCTTTTACAAGCTTTCTAGGTTTTGGCGTTGTCGTGACAAGCACACGGTTGTCATTGCCCAAACGTACGCAATATTGCAGCATGTCCCACGTGTCAACGTCCAAACGCCATGCCGCCAACTCATCACACCAAGCCCAGTGAAATTGCGGCCCACGCAAGCGCTCTGGCTTTTCTGCAGTGAATCCCACACATAACGCATTATAATCAGGAAATTTAATTTCTTGATCTGAGATATTATAATCGATCTTAATCTTACGAGCTTCAGCCCTTGCAACTAGACCACTCTCACCCTCGATCATGGTTTTTTTAACGTCGTTATAAGTCGGACCGACTAAAGCAATACGTTGTGCTTGGCCTGATAAAATGCCATCTAAAACCCATTCGGCACCTGATCTAGTCTTACCAAAGCCGCGCCCTGCTAGAATAAACCAAGTGTCCCAATCGCCAGGCGGGTGATACTGTGCAGCTCGTGCGTTATAGAGCCAGTCGTTACGTAATAAGTGGGCCAATTTATCAGGCAAAGAGTTTATAAAGTTGCGTTTCTTCTTCTTCGGCCAGGATTTTATTATGTCGAGCCAGCTACCTTCATCAGGTGGTCTAGTGATCTTCGGTAGTTTCATTGCACAGCATCTCATTTAGTTCGTCTTTATCAGATGGTTGGTTTAACGTAATATCAGCCTCGACTTTCTGGATGTACATACCCTCCATCTTCGCTAAACAATCTAAGGCTTTTATCTTGTCTTGGGCTTTGATGCCTTTTTCTTTATCGCCCAGTTGAGACAAAGAAATAAAGGCGAGCTTTGCCATTTCTTGGCGAATACTGTCATGGTCAATCGAATATTTTTCGTTAACTTTTTTGTTTCTAATTGCGATTGCTTTCTTTATGTCAGCATTTGTCAGCAACTTATGTGCTTGCTGTCTTGCTCCTTTTTCGCTGTAGCCTGCACGAATTGCGGCCTGAGTCGCGTTAAAGTCCTTCAAATACTCATTAACAAATTTCTCTTTTTTTGGTGATAATTTACCCATTTTTCATCAAAAATAATCATTTTTTCGTGTTTTTTTGAAATTTTTGGCATTTTTTTTCAAATTTTTTGAGAAAAAGCTTCTATTGCCATATCTAAAGCCGCATTCAGTAAGCGATTAGCCTTACCCAATTTTTGAAGGTGGTCAGGATAAAACTCTTTAAGAGCATCAAACTGCACCTTTAAATCAAAAGACAAATTGAGCATTTTATTTTTTACTTTTTCTTCCGCAGTAAGTCCCATTAATCGTATCCACTTTCTAAATCTATAATATACCGCCCCAGCTTCACGCTGTCGGCTCTGTCAAAGCATACACCGCCGCTATTTTTTGCTATCGGGTGCAATGTCGGTTTTAGTGGCATTTGCATTGCTGTCGTGCTGCACGCTGCCATTAAAATGCTTAGCGTAGAAATCACTAGGATTTTTTTGTAATTCGTCATATTCCTTCTGCTCTTGCTGACGAGCTTCTTGCAACTGATTACGCCTAAGTGCCGCAAATAAACCAGAAAATAACTGGCCAGCCGTTTGAATCAAAAATTTAATAAATAAGGCTGCCATAACCCTCCTATTTTTTAGAAAAATAATTTTTCAAAACATTAGACATAAGCTGCATAGACTCAGCGCCCATATAGCCCGATAATCCGATCAAGCCCGCCGTCATTGCATCATTAAGACTAATTGCTACACAAAAATAATGCGTAATAACGCCAGCGAATGCAGAGCAAAGCAAACGAGCAATAAAATCTATTGCCGCAAACTTCTCTTTTGCTTCGCTTAAATATTTAATGTAGTGAGCAATTGCGCCGAACCAGCATAAGACAAGAAGACCGAACCATTTTAAAATGTGGTCATTATCAATCATGATTTTTTAGATAAGCTTAAACCCACCCCCTGTGCATTTAATTTATTCCAGACACAAAAAAACCAGCTTGATGGTGCTGGCTTCTTCAAAAGGATGTAAAAATCCCATGGTATAAATTTATACGCTTTTTTTAACGAAAAGTCCATATTTAATTAATTTTTTAAAAATCACAAGATAAACTTACATAACAGAACAACAGTCTTCACGGGGCTCACTCTTATTTTTTTCTTTCATAGAAAGGTTGCTCTCATTATTATTCAAAGTAAATTCTGCAATAATTGTTGAAACTTGTTTTGGAGGTAAAGGCTTTACTGTATTATCAATTAAACGCACAATACCATTTGAACCAGTTTCTACAACACTATATTGATCTAAAGCTTCCTCGAAATCCTTAAAACCATCTAAAACATTTTTAGTGAATTTTTCAGATTTTATAAAGTTATTTAAACACCCTAAAATTATTTCTAACTTAACTCTATTCTGCCTTTGCAAAAGACGTTCAAATACATCTATATTATCCTTTTCTAAAGGACCATCTAAAGACGAGAAAGCATTTCCATAACCACTGATGTCCTGAGCCATATTTTCAACATCTGAATTAAATAAATAAACTAAATCTATATCTGACTGCTTTAGCATTTTTTCTATAAGACAAAGGCTTTTTCTACTAATCCCATCCTGGTCATTCATTTTTTTGATTTTTTCAACTTTATTAAGTACTTGTCGCACTCTATCTATGATACCTGGCATAAAATTACCTCTTTGCCCTTATCCATCCTTGTTTGTCAAAAAGAGTAAAGTAATGTACAGAATATAAAAACGATAATTTTACTTAATAATTTATGCTTTAAAATAATTTGGAGCACCTAAGTTCTGCTCCATCGTATGATTGTACATCAGTGCTTAACTACACTACACAAGCTATCACTTAAATCAATGTAAATCTGGTCATACCGTTTTTTGTGGTTTTCGCTATACGCTCGTGGTGATACTCTTAAAAACTCCGCCCTCTCTTTATCAAGCATCCGACCAAACCCCGTACCATTGCAGCCCTTGCACTCATGATCATAATTCATTGCTACCACTTCAGGCTTTTTAACCTGCTTTTCTTTATCTTCAATCCACCCCTGAACTTTTCTCAATACCTCCCCGCACATAACACTGTACTTGTTGGCCAAATGATTTACCTTTTTGCCATAAGTAACTAGATCACCATCTACTTTATAACCATGTACATATTTCTTATACTCAATTTCGATCGACCTCCAAAGCTCATCAACTTCTTTTACTTTTGCAATCTTTCTAATCTTATACTTACTCGGCACTGCGCCTCTCCCTTTGCACTTTTTACACATATCATTCAAGCATACTTCTTGTATTGCTAAATCAACGTACTTCTTAGCCGTGTCACTGCGTAAACTAAACATCTTATAAACTTTAGCCAGTAATAACTTTTTTAGCTCTGACACGTAATGCAGGTCGTTTAAATATCTTACTTGAAATGCCAACGATGCCATGCGATCAGCAAATGCCAATGATGCTCCTATCTCCGGTCGTGTGATTCCGTTATGTGGCTTATGAAATGGCATACCGTCAAGATTCATGCCCTTTTCTTTAAATGCGGTGACTAATGTTTCGGCTTTCACTCTATAACTCTCCGTGATTTTGCTTTTATTTTTTATCTTCCAACAATTGAAGCGCTGGCCGCTTTAATCTTTAAATAAAACGAACATCAAAGACAATGGTATAAATCATTTACTTCTTATTTCTTGGTATTTATCAGGTTTTTTAGAGTTTCTCGATTTGCACTCATCACTAAACTCATTTAAAAAGTTCTCACTCCATGCTGGACGGCTTTTGTCCATTTTGGCCGCCCTTGCTGCAGTTTCAATTGCGCCTGTCGCTTTAATTATTTTCTTCATATCCACCCCTTTTGCTTAATTGTTAACTCATCAATCGGCAACCACGGCAAATCATACTGACGCAGAAACTGATACACATTAAGCGAATTTACACCCCATAATATTTTTAACCGCTTCACCGTCAACGATTTATAATTATTTCTAACAAAGCGCATCCGCTCTTGAACTTCCTCAGTTTCACACTTTACTGTTTTTTGCATACTCTGATTACTCCCTCTCTCTCATTGCGCTCATGCGTCTTTAAAATACAAAACATAAATTCTTCACTCAGAGCTGTCTTACTCTCATAGCTACCATTGCACCCCTGATACTGATCAAAATAGCTGTGACACCGTGCACACAAGTCCGCACCATATAAATCAGCACACTTTACTCCTCGACCTTTTCCGAAAGCATGTTGTCTTAATCCTGTGTAGTGAGCATATACCGTTGTACCATCATCATTACCACAGCGAATACATGACCGCCCTCGGGATGCTTCTCTAAGCTCCCTTGATCTAAACGGCTTTATTTTCTGAAAAGACCCTGACATCGAATTTAAGCGCATTTATTTCACTCCATACAAAACAACACCCTTGCGGCTTATTTCTGCGTGCTGCTTTAATTTCAAGCACTTTATAAGTTCACGATGATCTTTGATATTAATGGCTAACCGATTCAGCGTTCTATTTGTCGCCAATTCATGACCATGCAAAAAACTATCGACCACTTGAATAACATGCTTACACCGTGGATTTAAGCCTTCAGTTGAGTTGATTTCTATTGCTGACACCTTGCTATCTCCTTTTTCCTTGCGGTTAGTGAACTCTTAAACTTTGACGCATCTTTGCTAGTGCTGATAATGCAGCGCCTTGACTCCTCTGGCTCTTGTGCTCAATTACTCGACGCACTACGGGCGGCTCAGGTAATTGCTCTCCGTTCAAAAAATCAATAATTGCTTGGCGATAACGTTTTGCAAATAACTCTCGCTCGCTGCACTGAGCTGTTCCATTGCGATTAATTGACTCACATGCTGCTTTGTACACTGTTGCATGTGACCACCTCACTTCTTTGTCAGGTTTTGCATAGTACATGTGATGATAGGCTTCTAAGTATGCATCATGGATTGATTTAAAACCTAGATTAAGGCCCTCAGGCTCTAGCTTTAAGCACAGTGCTCTAAACTGCCCCGCTTTTAGCATAAACGTAGCCTCTGACTTACGTACAACGCTCACAGCCGCTTTAATTAACTCTCTTGGAATATCATCAAGTACTTGCTGCCAGTCTTTCAAAACACGGCCATGCTCTGCTGAAGTTAGCCCGCTCATGAATTTTGGGTCAATAACTTTCAGTGAATTAATTAACGCTCGAATCTCACCCGTAACACCATCACCAGAATCACAAGAAATTTTCTTCGATTTGTCGCTCAATCTCTGCGGCATACTCTGGGTTTTCGAGTTGTTGATTGATTGCATTGAATTGCTGGTAAGTGTTGAGATTGCCTGCATGTTGATTTCCTTTTTGTTTTATTATTTCGTCGTTCCAGCGTTCGCCGTTCAAGTAAGTGCTAGGGTGAGGCACAAAGCCATCAATCCAACCTTGATCATTAATTTTTGCTTGTTTTACATGTGAAATAATCTCGTCACCGATATCGTCGAGTTTTTTCTTAACCCAGATATTTCTAGCTCGCCTCTTGTCCTTTTTGATTGGGTATGCTTTCCAAAATTCATCAAAGCCTGTTTCAAGATCGTCTTTTTGTTTTTCAATTGCCGTTACCGAAGGCTGAGTTTTTCTCTCGTCTGTTACTGGATCAGGGCTTTGACGCTTTGGCTTATTCAAAACCCACGCTTTAAACTTTGCTTCCCAGTCAGTGATATTTGTTTCAATTGAAGAGTAGTGACTCACAAACCGCTCAGCCTCAAGCTCCAAGTCATCACAGCCAAGATTGTATTTTTTAATTAAAGCATTAAGCGCTTCAGAGTGTGAAAGCAACTCGTCAACTCTTGGGGGACTATAGGGGGATATAATATTTATATTATTATTACTATTATCATTATTACTAATAGATTGGCCTTTTCCAGGTTTGGGAAATCCCAATGTGGCTCCAGATTGCGGTTTTCGCAATGTGGTATTTTCATTTTGCTGCTTCTCTTCAAAAACATAAAAATCCCAGCGAATCACCCTCCCCTTATCATCTGTCACCCGTGAACGTTTTGCATATCCTGTTTTAATTAACTCGTTCAGCCCCGACCTAACTGCAGTTTCTTGATCTTTGGCTCGCTGACATAAATCTTTAACTCTAATTTTCCAATCCTGAGGGAAGCTCAATAAAATCGCTAACAGTCCTTTTGCTTTTAAAGAAATCGATGAATCATACAGACACGCCTTATCAATTTGGGCAAAAGTATTTTTTTTGCAAACAACATTGATTAAAGACATGACCTTTCTCCTGATAAGAACTGAATAGAAACATCTATTAAAAATAGATTCACTATGAAACCTCCCTTTACCAAAGCCACAGTTATTATAAATTTATTTGACCTTTATTGCAGGCTAGTTTAACCTTTGTAATCAAGTTAAATCAAGGGAAAATGGAATAAAAGTGAGTATTAATAAACAAAACACTGGGATAAAAATCCTCAATCAACTAAAAAAAGATGGTCAATTAGGCATAATTAATGGTCTATCTGAGTCAGCACCGATTATGGTTGAGGGGATTTTAGAGTTTATTTTTGGCACATTATATGCTGATGACACATTAGACCTTAAAACCCATCAAATTATTACTTTGTCTTGCTTAGCAACTCTAGGTTTTCCAAAAGATCAAATTGAATACCACATTAAGAATGCTCTTAATATTGGAATTAGCAAAAAAGAAATTATAGCTATTTTTACCCATACTTCTGGCTATGCTGGATTTCCAGCAGCGCTTAATGCTATAGCGGTTGCAAGAAAGGTATTTAAAAATATTTCTGAAGATAAATAACACAAGGAAAAAAAATAAACTATGAATAATAACCCTTTACGGTCTGCATTGGGCTCGGTACTAGAGTGGTATGACTTCGCTTTATATGGATTTCTATTGTCATCATTCTCTAACTATTTTTTTGGTGAAAACACCAAACACTCAATAATTTTATCTCTCTTAATTTTTTTTCTTGGCTTTTTAGCTCGACCAATTGGCGGCTTATTTTTTGGTTATTTTGGTGATAAATATGGCAGATCAAGTGTTCTAAAAATTACACCGGTTCTCATTACATTAGCATCAATATGTATCCCTTTTATTCCTTCTTATGAACAGATTGGCTTATGGTCTGCAATAATATTAGTTTTAACCCGTATAACACAAGGCTTGTTTATTGGTGGTGAATACTCAGGAAACATGGTTTATCTATGTGAAAGTGAAAGTAACACAAAATCTCGCTACTTTATGGGAGGCATTGCCAGCATCACAGGGTCATCTGGTATCCTTCTTGCATCATTGGCCTCATCTTTTTTATTCTCGCTATTTGATAAAACTCAAATATCATCATTTGCTTGGAAGTACCCTTATTACATTACCCCCATAATTGGGCTTGCTGCGTATGCACTTAGACGAAACATGGAAGAATCAAAAGAATTTCTAATAATTCAAGAATCACAAAAAACTCTCTCCATATTTAAAGAAATATTTAAAAACCACAAATTACTATTTATTTTTTCTATATTTTCTCTTTGTTTACATTCAACATCATTTTATTTTTCAATGACGTTTCTGCCAAATTTTTCAGTTAACAAGCTAAATTTACATGCATCATCAATTCACTATATTATTTCAATAGTTTTAATTGTAAGAATTTTATTAATACCACTTTTTTCCTATATCGCAGGCAATATTGGTGGTAATAAATCCATGATTTTCTGTATTATTACTTTTATGATTATTCCCATTTTTTGTATGTACTTTATTAACCTTAAAGGAAGTGCTTCATATATTTCATTTTCAATAATGATTTTTATAACTGCATTTAATGCAGCGGTTGTACCTGGATTTCTAATTGAAAATATCCCTACAAAAATACGTTATACTTTATTTTCTTGCGTCTTTAACATAGGCTTTGGTATAATTGGCGGCGCATCGCCTTTATTAGCTATGTCTATATATGATGCAACTAATTCAACAGAATTAACAACTCTAGTTATTTTAACGGCAAGCATAATTAGCACTGTAGGAATATATGGAATTAAGTACGGAATATCTTCCACCCCCTTGCAAAGAAATGGCCGCTCAAGAGTTAAAAAAATTACTCTTTGATACTCCTTTACTTAAATTCAACTATCTATCAATTGGGCTGCAGCATTTACCAACCCAACAGTCCACTTCAATAATGAGTTGCTTAGAATGGCAGAAAACGTTTATCTCAGAAGAATACGCACGGTATGACCCTATTAGGTTATCAATGATGAATGCAAATAGAACTGACCATTTTGTTTATAGTGAAACCCCTGCATCAATCTCTCGCTTTGGTAGAGAAATCATGCAAGCAAGACACAAAATGGGGATAAAAGATGGCATCGCATTCACCTTTGATATAAATGAAAACATCCATGCAGTAATGAATCTCGGTACAGACTCTCAAAGCATTAACTTAAACACGTTTATCCGAAAAAATAGAGGCTATATTGACCGCCTTTTTGAAAAAGGCATGAAGATTTTTCTCAACTACGGCGATAATGCGATTATACCTTTAATTTCCGATGATACACAATTGGCGCTATCTTCACAGCTTTCACATCATAGATAAGGTGGTTATACTGACCGCCTTCCTCCCAAATGTTAAGACACGCCAAATTTAACTTTGTCCTCGTTTTAATTGACTGCTTCTCTAAGCAAAGACGACGAACATAAGTCATGCCATTCTTATCAATGACAATGCAGTCAGTATTATGTAAGCTCTCAAGTAATTTATCATTAACATGCTTTAGTCGCCCGCCAACATAGTCACCTGCTCGATAAACGGGGAGCATATAATTACCATTCACTTTTACAACAATTTTATTGGGGTCGTTATTTTTAAAAAGCTGATTATCTTCTATTGCTTCGTCACTTTCATTAGGAATGACTTTAAATTTCTTTTTCTCACTTTCTTCTGAAATTTCCAAGCTAACATAAGGTTTTTTCCCTTTTCCTGTTCGTACCCAGTCAGGTGCAAATACAACACCTTCATTTGCATAAAGAGGAAGAAGTTTACTAAAAGCTGTATCGGTAATTGTTACACCTAACTCCCAGTTTTTAATTGTATTCTCAGAAATACCATACTTTTTATGAATAATTTTTCTGGTAAAACCTAACAACTGCCGCAATTCTTTAAGCCGTTGGCCAATTTCTTCTTTATTTATCGCCTTCGAAGTATGGTTGCTTTGCATCTCAATTTAATCCTTATTGTAAAGTACAAATAAATACGCGCTTAGGTAGGCTTAAACCTGTTCTTTAGTAGATGATATTATCAATATGCTAACAGAAATTGACCTTCACTTCGATCAAATATTCATAAACAAAGGTCAAAAGAACCTATGTTAAGTATCAGTAACAATTGACTATTAGCAACTCGTTAACATAACAAGTATTATTAAGTAATACAGATAAAATGTAAGCAAGAATTTCAATTTATGAAGTCAACAACTCACAAAATTCTAGAGCTTCTACAATCAGGCGAAGAACTGACACGCCCCAAGGCTTACAAGTTGGGTTTCGGCCATTGTTTACCTACCTTTATCTGTCAACTCCGCAAGGAAGGCTATAACATACGTTCGTGGAAGGGAAAAAAGGGCTATTACCATTATCAGCTTGATACTCGAAAGCAAGTCCAATCCGATTTGTTTGAAGTCAAACAGCTTACTTTTGATTTTTAAAACGCAAGGACCATACTTACCATATGGCAGCCTCAAGCAGCGAATTTTAACCTAGCTCCAGATCACTGCTGCTTGGTATGCCTTCTTGCGTATATAAAACTACTCTGGCATAAACTCAGGATTTAATACTTGCTCTAACGTGTACGGACACGATTTAGGGAATGTTTTAATCGGTATATCAGTTTCATTAGATGCAGCTTTTACGCCCCGTTTATATGCTTTATCAAAGCATTCATCAAGCTTGCTTTTTAAACTGGGGACATCTTCGAATAAATCCTCAACATCATCACGATTGTTTTGAATTGTAAGCGACCATGAACGACCACGGTGAGAAGGCTGGTATTGCCATTTTAACAAATGCTGAATAATCAATTTTAATCGAGCAGTGAGCTGGTCACGTTTACTATTACCCAAGTCTTCTAACTCCTCGATCACATTCACCATATCAACCTCATTGAACTTACCTTGTTTCAACAATTCAGCATTCTCATGTGCCCATGCATAAATGTCTAAATCATGCTCAGCTCTTGCCATCACCTTCCTCACTCAATACTTGCAACGATGAAAACTACACCATGCTTGCTAGATTATACTCTGATACCCTCACATCAACAATCAACACCACCCCCTTAAACTAACCCACAATTTCAGTGCATAACCGTGTGGATAATCATTTAAATCAGCTCAAAATATAAACCATTTTAATGCTGTACAAATATTGATCAATTACAACCTTTCCCAGTAATACAAACCATCAGAATCCACTTTCCTCTTCCTAATCAACTCTTGCAATACTGGCTGCAAACTACTGCACTCTACTTTTTGAGAGCGTAGGCGATCCAGTACTTGGCCTTGTGTGCATTTTCCGAGGAACTTCACCGTTGCGAATACGGCGGCAATTGGGCCTATGTCTTGTTTATTCATAGTCAATCATCTTTTATTTTATCAAGCTTCATAATTAATTAACCTGTTGTTTTTTTCAAATCTCTATAAAAATTCTCATGTGGGCCAAGCTTCATCAAGGTCAAAACTAGCTTCTTTCCTTCCCAGTAGTACGCTAATAACGTTTGTTGCTTTACCATTTTAAATTTATAAACACGAACGCCTAATAGATCACCTTTCTTCTCTTCACCAATTTCAGGGTTTTCTATTAGTGCCTCTAATGCTTCTTCAAAATCTGCAACTTGATTTTCTTTGAGCTTCTTATACACCTTGTCAAATTGACTAGTAGACTTAATTATTATTTTTTGTTCTTGTGTCATTTACTAAACTTGCTCCCCGGATGACGAGAAACAAACGGTGTAGTTTCACCTCTTTCAACTTCACCTTTAGCTTCTAATAAATCTAATAAAAAGCTTAGTGGTAAATCCGGATTTTGTTGTGCCAATAGGCCAATTTTAATGAGATAGTTTAATTGCCCTGTCATGGAGCGCTCATAAACCTCACATAAGTGTTTAGCTTGGACTATATATCTATCATCAATTTTTACTGCTGAACTACTCATATTTCTATACCTAGTATCTCTTAATAAGGTTAGATGAATTATATCACAAAATGTTTCAAAAGGTAACCATTTGAAACCTTAGTTTCTAACTCTATGTGATACAAGTATTTATTTTTAAAGTCACTTACCGCTTCTATTGTATTTCCTAAACACCAAGGATAGGCTCGCTGAGTACAGCTCACGACTTTAGGAGGGCCATTGTATAATTTATAGTTGTCTGTATGATTAATCGCTTGTTAATCAACACAATGAGATAGTTAGTCTGATTCAATTCACGCTCAAACACCTTTTCCAAACCGGCAGGGCCTGGTGGCGCTACTATGTGGCCAATCGAGAGAATATTCCTCGCTCAGTGGTTGAAACAGTCGTGAAGATGCTCAGCTGCAAAACCAAGTTTGCCGGCCATGACGAATACAGCTGTTCTAACCCAGACTGCAAGCACACTAAGACCGTTGCCTATACTTGCAAATCACGGTTATGCTCTTCTTGTGGAAAAAAGCCACAGAGCAATGGATTGCTGCACAAAATGAGTTATTACCAAAGTGCGAATATCAACACATCACACTGACAATGCCAGAAGCTCTCTGGCCATTTTTTCTGGCGAATCGTGACCTACTCAACGAGTTATCACGTCTGGCCGCTGACATCCTGCTCAAAACTGCAAAGAAGAAAAAAGTTAAGATTGGTATCTTTACCATGCTCCACACCTTTGGCCAGGATTTAAAGTGGAACACACACATCCACTTATCCGTGACACGCGGTGGCTTATCTGAATGCGAAGTGATGTGGAAAAAGATTTACTTTACTAAGAGAAAAACCATGCGGATGTGGAGGTATGCAATCATTAATTTATTACGCGATGCCTACAAAGCAGGAAAACTCGTGATTCCTCATCAATATCAAAACCGCATTATTGACCTCACATCATTTAATCGATTTATTAATCCAGAATACAACAAACTCTGGCATGTGCATTTTTCTGACGTTCAGCCTTCACACCATCAAAATGTTGATTACTTGGGGCGCTATCTTAAACGACCACCGCTTTCTAACTCACGTATCCTCTATTACGATGGTGAGAAAGTCGCCTTTCGTTACATCGACCGAGAAACAGGAAAGCAGGACGAGTATCACTGCACGGCCTCAGAGTTCATTGATCGTTTAATCCCTCACATCCCAGAAAAGTCATTTAAGATGGTTCGTTACTATGGTTTCTTGAGCTTCCGTACGCGTGGAAAATTACTGCCAAAGATTTACGAAATATTGGACCAGACGGTAGAGCCAGTCAAAAAAATTACCTATGCATCACTCCTCAAAGGCTTTATCAACACTGATCCGTTTGAATGCATCCTCTGCGGTAGCAAAATGGTTTTAACGGGTGGTCGCCCAAAACAGCGCTTATCAGTCATTATGAAGTATCACAAAGCTCTAGCAACCATGCAGATAATTAAATTCTAACAGGAGTAGTCCGTCTAGGGTCAGGCTTAAAGCCTGATTTTTGCTATTTCATCACTTAATTAGCACCTATGCTTTGGGTGCTGGAAGTAATTTTTAGTCGAATTATTTCAATTTCATGATATGGCTGATTTTCAGAGTATTGTAATTCCTAAGCGCCAAGCTTGCATAAAAGCTTTACCACCCCCAAAGCTCTCTAAACGATTTTTACTTAAAAGCTATACCTTTCATCAAGATAGACTAGAAAGCAGCTCTAGAGGTGCTTTAAAGGGATGTCAGATATATTTAAGTAATTGTTTTATGGATGTAGTGCGACCGTCGTACTCGACGCAGCGCACGAGTGTAGGGGTGAATTGCGAAGCAAGAGGGGATGACATGGTAGTGAATCCCCTTAAATTGTCTTGCTACCTTAAGTTTTGATAGTTAGTACATAGTTATGTGTAAGTGATTTTTCACGAGCCATTATAATATTTATTATTAAGATATAATAATTTATAGCTCTTTTCGTATCGACTAGTTAAGTCACCATAAGGATATGAGTTTAAACACTTTAGACTACAAAAATGTCCCTAGTAGCACGGTATCAAATGTCCCTAGCAGCACGGTAGTTTGTCCCTAGCAGCACGGTAGTTTGTCCCTAGCAACACGGTAGTTTGTCCCTAGCAACACGGGTATTGTCCCTAGTAGCACGGTAATTTGTCCCTAGCAGCACGGTAGCATTGCTCATTGTAGTTGTTTTTTTGTAAAAAAAATTGCTTTGTCTTCGTTTTGCTTGTTTTTTTCAAATCGGAGTGAAATACCGTTTATCTCGCTTACACTCTGCATTGCTTCTTTTAATTTTAACTTGAATTTTCTGAGTTCTGATGTTGTAGAACCACATAGAGCATGTAATTTTGATAAACTTATCTCATGTTCTCGATTTTGATTAATTTTGTGAGTTCTTAAATAGCTATATATCCACTTAGCAAGATTGCCATTTAATTTTTTTCTATCAGCAATTGAATGAGCCGTGTAGTAACCAGATTTAAACAAAGGGGCTAACTCTACACTTAACCTAAAACTATAAAGGCCATTTTCTGTATTTTCTTTTAAAACTAATCCAGTAATAAAGCTATCCTCATATGAGTAATCTTTGTGCTTAATTTTTATTTTCCCATGACTGAGCCTTTTTAACCCATTATCTAGTCTTTTGTAGTTAGATTTAGAGTCTCCTAAGCCTAACTTTTTAAGTAGCTGATAACCACTAATGTGGATGCGTTCACCAAAACCAATGTCTTTGCAGGCAGAGATGCAAGATAAAAATATATCTAAGTCGGTTTGATCAAGCTGAAATCCTAAATACTGAACTGTATAGTCCTTCCATGATTCCATTGTTGGCCAATCATCATCAATTTTGTTTATTTTGTGCTCTTTTTTAGAGCCTGGTTTTACTGCCCCGAATAATGATGATCTGCATAAAATATTTGATAGAGGTTCGCCTTGAGATTTAGGGTATTTACTTGGAAATGGGTGCTTTGTATCATCATTGATTAGCTGCTTGTCATGTTTTGCTAAAACTTCTTTCATTTTTTCTAGAAACTCTGCCGGGTCCCCAGAAAAATTTCCAAGTTTCTTATGGTTTTTTAATTCTTTTAAGGTGAATTTTTCTATAACATCAAGCCATTCTTCTGTAATATTTTGATAATCCGTGCACTTTAAAATATCCTTTGGTGTTTTTATTGTTGGCTCTAATTTAGACTTTTTATTTTGAATATTTTTTAGTCGCTCCGCTATATCTTTCATTATTATTCTACTTCCATTGAATATTTTACATGAAGTTTTTTATAAGCATCGTCTGGAGCTTTTCTATAACCAGGCTTATCTGGATCAGCAAACCATGATTTTATTGTTCCGGCTGAGTATCCTGTTATTTTTGATATTTCATCATAATTTAGCCTATGAAGTGCTCTAATGATCGCAATTTTTCCATTATTTATATTATATGCTGTTTTTATTTTGCTCACTTTGTTCTTCCAGACACTTACTGTTACTCCAAGAATACATTAAGTCTCTAATTAGTCAAAATAGTAATTGACATTAGAAACTATGTGTACCATAATAGAGACATAGCTTGAAAGGGTATTTAGCCTTGAAGTTATTTGAAAAATAACGTTACTAGTTCGCTGCGTCGAAACTTTGAACTAGCAACGACCCATATCGTGACAATATAAGCGAGGAAATTATGTCCAATTTACCTGCATCCGTCAAATCTGACGAACCTTACTACCAACTTTCTAGCACTGACATCCGCGACCTTGAAGTTATGCTCGGCATGCTTGAATGTAAGATAGGTCAATCAATCCCTGCGATTAGCCGCATTCTTAAAAAATTAGATAACCCGATTTCTCAATATCGAATTGTAAAAACTGGTCTTAGTTCTGCTAAGAGCATCCATCTGAATTAAATCATCACTTTTTTAATTTTTAGTTTTACAAATTTGTTTTTGAGGGATAAGTCATGCACGCAGAACAATTAGATTGGGCTGGCGCTAAAATCATTGAAGGGATGCCTAATGATGAATATCACGCACGGCCAGAGTTAAGCAGTAGTCAACTTAAGTTGATTAATAAATCAATCCGTCACTTTATAGATTCTACAATAAATCCAATGCCGCAAACTGACTGCTTTAAGCTGGGTAATTTGGTTCATGCCTTAGTGTTAGAACCTAGTGAGATCAGCAAACGGTATGCTGAGCCTTTTGCTGCACCTAAAGAGGCATTGAGTAAAGTTGAAGATATGCGGGCTTATATCCGTGATAAAGAGCTTCACAATCACCCGTCAAAGCTTAAAAAAGATGAGCTGATCGAGCTTCTCAAAGAAAAAGATCAAGATGCGCCTGTGCTTTGTTTAATGGAGGAAAACTATCATCGTCAACACGCAGGCAAAGAGTTTGTCACCCCTGCAATAATGGAACAAGCGCAATTCTTAGCGAAAGCTATAGAAAGCCACAAAATGAGCAAAGTGCTTTTAGTCGGGGGCAAGCCTGAAGTAAGCATATTCGGCGAGATAGAGGGTGTTTCTGTACGTGTCAGGGCTGATTATTTACATCCTGCTGCGATTGTAGATATTAAAACCTGCCGAGATGAGGTTTCGGTTGAGCGGTTTTCTAAAGTCGCCGTTGATCTTAGCTACTACCTAAGCGCGGCGCTTTATATGCACGTTATTGCACAACAGACAGGAGTGCAACGGCCTTTTGTTTTCTGTGCGGTTCATAAAGCAACTGGCTATGTTGCTTATCACAAAATCGAATGGGGTTCAGAAGCGCATAGCTATGGTTTGCAGCTTTGTAGAAATGCATTAGAACGTTACAAGCAATGGCAAGCAGGTGATAAGAGCCTAGAGCAGTTTGCCTATGGTAGCCGAATTACTGATCTTCAAGTGCCACGTTACGAATTAAATAAAATTATGGGAGTTAAATAAATGGAAATGCAAACACAAAATAAAGCGTCTAGCCTTGTCAGAAAGTTTGCTAATACTTACGGTGTCGAGCATACCAGGCTTTTGGATACGTTAAAGACGACTGTTTTCAATCAAAAGGATATTACAACTGAACAAATGATGGTGCTTTTAGTTGTAGCAGATCGCTATGGTTTAGACCCTTTCACCAAAGAAATTTATGCTTTTTCACCTAAAGAAGGGCGCGAGATTATTCCTATTGTGAGTGTGGATGGATGGTCAAAAATAATTAACTCAAATCCTAATTATGATGGTGCTGAATTTTTTTATTCTGATGTAATGGCCAAGCCTGGAACGATGAAAGTTGAGTGTCATGAATGGGTAGAGTGTGCAATTTATCGTAAAGGCTGCTCTCACCCTGTTCGTGTTAGAGAGCATCTTGATGAAGTTTATAAAGAGCCTAAAAATAAAAATGGGCAGTATGGTTCATACACACCAGTAACGCCTTGGCAGACTCATCCTAAACGAATGCTAAGACATAGAGCCTTTATACAGGCGGGTCGTATTGCTTTAGGCTTTGGTGGTATTTACGATCATGATGAAGGTGAGCAGATAGTAGAAGCTAAAAATAGAGAGTATATTGATGTTACTCCATCCCCTGCACTTCAGCCACAAGGTGCAATAGGACAAGAAACCTACACTGATCTTAATCAGCCACTCAATACAATGAATAACGTCACCGACCTTAATTCAATTCTTGAAGAACAAGCTTAACAAGGAGATAGACATGTTAGTTTTAACACGCAAAAGCGGACAAGAAATTTTTGTAGGTAAAGATATTACTATAAAGGTTTTATCTGTAGTAGATGGTCAAGTAAGGATCGGTATTGATGCGCCTAGAGATGTTAAAATACAACGAGATGATATTAAAAATAAGCACCCTAAGCAGATTAAGGTTGCGGTTTGATTAAGGGCTTCGGCCCTTTTTTTTGAGTGTGAATAAAAAATATTTTTTAATCGCTTTAATTTTTTTATGATAATGAGTGATACTATTAGTAAGTTTTTAAGATTGAGGGTTGTTTATGCCTGTTATAACGATAGCTTGTAGCAAGGGCGGTGTTGGTAAAAGCACAATTGCTACCTCTTTGGCTGTGTCATTAACGCAAGCGGGGTTTAAAGTTGCTCTTTTAGACTCAGATCCGCAATTTAGTGCAAGCTTGTGGGCTGATACTAGGTTAGATGATGAAAGTTTACCCCAGATAAAACATGTTCAGAAAATCGGAAAAATTAAGCATGAAGCTGTAGCTTTATCAAAGCAATATGATTATGTAGTTGTTGATACTGGCGGACATGATAGTACAGAGATGCGTCAATCTTTAGTTGTTGCTGATTTAGCAATTATACCTATGCGTCAATCTCAGTATGATCTCGATGTAATTGAAGGAATGACAGAGATAATTGATGACGCTCAGTCTATAGGGAATGATAAGCTTAAAACTGTTTATATTTTAAATATGGTAAATCCTAACAGTAAGAGCAAAAAAGCAGAGGAGCTTATAGAGGCTTTAAGTGACGATGAAAACATAGACTTGTATAGTGGTTGTCTTTATTCTCGGGATGCTTATGTAGAAAGCTCAAGCACAGGGCGAGGAATTACTGAGTTAAAAGACAGAAAAGGAAAAGCTGAGTTTGTTGCATTTACTGACTATATAATTAATTTATTTAAAGGCAAGAAAAATGGCCGTAGTAAGAAAACGAAACAAAAAGAAAAAGCCAAAGCTTAAGGGCGAACAGGATTTTGTTGAGGCTACAGTTTTTAGTCGCGAACTGTGGGCACCAACAAATGAGATTAAGATAGCAGATATTAAAATTGACCGAAATGTTAAAGATGATAAAGCTATAAAAAGTCTTGCATCTAGTATGGAAGGTAAGCGACAAATCAATGCATGCATTGTTAGGGAGTCTAGTGACGGAGGTTATGAGTTAATTTCTGGAGAGTGTCGCTATGAAGCTGCAAAAATTAATCAAGAGCCTCTTTTAGTTAGAGTGGTTGATTGCTCTGATGAAGAAGCTGCACAAACAATTATTGCAGAAAATGAGCAAAGAGTTGACTTGTGTGATTATGATAAAGCGTTAACTTATGTTGAATATATGAAAATGTTTAACATTAGGAGCATTAGAGATTTTTCAAAGCAGTTCAAAGTAAGCAAGACTCAGGTTGGTCGGTTACTTCAAGTTGATAACATTCCTGACAGTGTTAAGGAAGTGTTGCCTATGGAGATACTGGGCGCTTCTCAAATTGAAGAATTAGCGAAAAGAACGAAGAACAGTAACCCCCAAAGTGATTGCTATGAGGGGGCTTTTATTTCTTTGTCTCATAAGTTGTCCCGAGTCGGGACAAGAAGTGGTTCAGGTTTACTGTCCCGAGTCGGGACAGAGGAAAGTAAAGGTGACTTTCTTGACTGGAAGACTTTTATTGCAAAAGTAGACCGCAAGGTTAACCCACCAGAGAAGCAGCCTCAGAAGAAGATTGAACGCTATGTCTTCAGCTCTGAAAAAGCTAATCTGAGATACACAGATAGCGGCTTTATAGTTAAGTCCGAGAAGCTCACACGTAAGCAAAAAGAACAAATACAAGAAGCGTTAGACGCGATTTTATAATGTAGGCCCAGAGGGGCCTTTTTTGTAGTTCTTATGCTGTTCTCTCCCACACAATCACACCTGAGCGCGCAGGATCAAGACCGTGAGAGTGTGGTTTGCCACCGCCGGTGTTGAATGTGTAGTCATCGCTTTTATTTTCTGTGGTAGGTTTAACTACACCAACATCTGCCCCGCCTCTTTGAATTGCTGACTCATTCGGAATACCGTGATTATGTTCGGGCATTTCATCAATAGAAAGAGTGTGGTCATTTGTTCTTGTAGAGCCTGCCTTTGCTCCGGCGTCCACTGCAAAGTTACTTGAGCCTGCGATAGTGAGTAAGCGACCGGCATGATCTGCGTCGATGTCAGTGATTTTTTTCCAAGTGATGCCTTTACCTTGGTAAGGTGGTATTGCTTTATCGTTGAAAGTGAACCAAAGAGCGCCAATAGGGTGAAGTTGATTAAGGTCTATTTCTACCTTGAGACTGCCGTCATCGTTTTGTGCGCGTGTGAGCGTTTCGCTTTGGATTGAGCTAGGTGTGTTATCCGTGCGCTGCCATGCAGTCCAGCTGCACCCTGAGGTATATTGACGCACAAAAGTAGGTGATGTGCCATCTACGGCTAAGCCTGTGATAGTCTGTGTTAAGTCAGGTGAATTAGGCACGCGCACAACGTGACATGTCCACCAATGGCCTTTGGTCGATGTTAGAGTTGGGCTATTTTTCATTGATGTATTTGTACAGACAAAAAAACCGGTTTGATTAACTAGATTCCAGTCGCCAAGGTTATCGACATAAATGCCGCAGGTATCTCCATTATAATTTTTTGCGACTGCGGGGGATGCTACGTTTTGAGTGCTGCCATCGCTGAATGTAAGACCGCTGCCATTAATCGATGCTACTTTTTTGTTCTCATAATAAAAACAAATTGCGTTATCACTATCAAAGCTTACTTTAGATTTTCCGTCACTGTAAATTTTGTCTTGCGTGTTGAGTCGCTCCCACTCTGACCAGCCGTCTGCTCCATTTTGTGTAGTTCTAACACAGACACCGCGAGACAAATTTGACCACGGAATTGCAAACTGTGACGCTGATTTTTTACCGTCGCCGATAATAAAAAAATTGAACCACTCGCCGCTCGGGCTTGTATCATTAATCGGGTTGTTTTTTGGAATGCCGCAGTAAATCCCTGTCGTAAAAATAGTGTTTAAATCGTTATTGGATGAGAGTGTACGAGCTGTACCGTCATACTCAGGTAAATTATAAGCGGCGGTGCTCTGCGTTGTGTTATCTGCAAATGTTATTCCCGATAGTGCCTTAAACGGATTGTTAGAAATAACTTGCGAGTTAGTTGCTTTGAATACGGTAGAGCCAGCAACATTAATATCAACTTCACCGTTTTGATTTTTAACAGCAACACTAGAGTTACCCCAGTTAATTTGATGGCTGGCAGTTTCATTAATCCAAGTTCGTTTATCAACAATGTTTGTAATTTGACTTGCGTCTGTAGTGATCTCATAGAGTTCGACATCGTTTGCATTGTCTGGAAGTGATGCATCTGTTGCTTTTACTGTTGTGTCGGTTAGATCAACATACACGATGTTTGTTGTGCTTGCTGTAAGTGTAACCGTCCCTGCTGGCACGGTAATGCTTTCATTGTTTTGCGTCACTGAGCCTTGCAGATAACCGAAAATGAGGCCTGTTGTAGTCGTTGCATCTTGGCCAAAATTAAACGGCAAATAACCAAAGCTCTGCGTGACTTCATCAACGTAACGAATCCACTGCGCCACGCTTCTAAAAATGTAATTAAATTTATTAAACTCTGGCTTATCTCTGAATGCATAGCCGTAGTCGATGAGAGTTTGAGGGATTGCTTCTACATTTGGCTGGCCACTAATCGGGTCAGTGCAATCTTTCATCGCAAAATCTGGGTAAGTTGTAGGGCGTTCTAAGCTCATAGTGTTCCTATTTAATTAAGTAAAAATTCAGCGGTTAAACGGCCATCATCAAAGCCGCTTGAAATATCATCGAAGCCGAAAGGGCTGCCGCCTTGTGTTGTTAAGCCGTAGTATTGAATGCCACCCCCGATAACCTGTGCGACAAGTTGCATGTTGCTAGGCGTTGCGTTTTCGCCGTCGAAAAAAACTTGCAGTTGAGCAGGCCCGTGATTGTTTTCTCGAAATTGAATAACACTTGATGCAGTGATTTGTTTGGCTACAAAAGAAATGTCACGTTCACGGCCTTGGCTTGTATTAATGGCAATCTGCAAATAAATTGCACGGCGATAATCATCATCTTTTAAGCCATTGCGCGAACACCCCACATCATAGCCGACATCATCCAGTTGCTTGCCTGTGGCGTTATCAATATAGCGTTTGGTTAAAAGGTCGATAAATGTTTGTTCAGAGGTTTGCAGCGCATTAGCTAAAACTTGGACGATCTTCGTATAATTCTCTTTACCTTGAAACTGTTCGAGTGTGCGGCTTAAAGCCATAGCGTTGTGATCAATTGGGGTGATCGTCGTCATCTTCACTCACTGTAATGTTAGCTGATTTAAAAACGGCGATCGATACGCGGTCAATCGTTATTTTCTTTTTACTCCACGAGCCGTTAATATCGGTTTTCATTGAAAGATCGATGTATTCAATGCCTTCAGGAATTGCTTTATAAATTGCTGAGACGAAACGTTGAGGGATTACATCGGTGTTTACTGTGAGGGTGTTACCGTACTCTATAACGGTGTTAATCATCGCGTTATTAATATCGGCAGGTAGTGCCTCTTTGTCTTCTTTTGCAAAAACTATATCGATATAGATTGGTCTTTCAGTAGGGCGCGAGAAGTAACAAAGCTGTGTATCACCGTTTGAGTCTATGACTTTGTTTTCTATTTCGCCGTACGTCGCAATACCGCCGCTTTTCTCATTGTAAAAAGTTTGTGCTATTTCTTGCTCATTGCCGCCGAGAACAATCGCGCTGACTGATTTAGGGGGTAAATTATTCGCATCGGTTTTGTCTTTTGTATTTTGAAATACATAGGCGTTCGTCACTCCGTCAAGCTGTCTTAAAGATGCGCTTATTGCATCGGTAGACCCAGAGCCTAATATTTTAAGACTACCGTTTCTGCGTAGTAATAACTCGGTGTCAGACTCTTTATCACGTCCAAGCGTTGCATCGTTTGGATTAATTGAACTGTCCCAGCCGTAGACTGGTGTTTTAATTTCAGTGAGACTGTTGGCGGGGGCACTTATAACGCCGTAATTTAATGCTTCAACGGTGGCGATAATGCCGCACTTTTCTATGCTTAAACCTGCGCTGGGTTCCGTTGCAAATGTTGAAAGTTCCTTGTTTGCTTCAACTGTAAAAACTCCAGAGCTTTTATTTTTTGCTGTGAGTTTGTCGGAAGTGGTGTTAATTTTTTCAGCAAGCTTACTTGCAATATTGTCGGCCGTATCGTTAGCGATAGCCGTATAACTGTAGTCAACATTATCAATGTGTAGATAGTAATTTGTACCCTCGATATGGCTTGCAACAAGAACTTGTAAAAAGGTTGCATTGTTGTAGCTAATCGTTTGATCATTCGTTAGCTCGAAAATCTTTGACGTGTTTGCTACAGCAATTTGTGAGTATTCCGGGATATTAACGCCCGTATTGCCGATTAAAATACACTTAGCTGCTGATTTATTCGCGCCGAGACGTTGGACGCCAACGCGGGCACAACAGTCAGTTAAGTTTTTATCTTGGGCACTATAAGCATTTTGAGCATCATACGTTGCCCCAGCAAGTTGATAAATTTGATAGAGCTGCGCTGAAACAATTTTAAATAATTGCCCGAGCACTTTATACTTCTCAGCTTGTACGCCCGACCCCCACAAAGATTGTGCATCTACGACCATATCGCTAACAAGATCGTCTTGCGTCGGCAGTGTCAGGCCGATGTCAGTTAAATAGCTGCTAGCCACTTACTGTAACCTCCGTATTATCTGCTGATAAAACTCGCGCGGTGTAGCTGTACTTGCGTTTTGCGTTATCAATGGATGATGTGAATTCTAAAATTGTACTGACGTCTTTTTCTTCAAGAATGGCTTTTTTAAAAATTGAGTCGATGACGGTTTTATTGGCCTTTTGTCCAAGGATATTTTGAAAGTAGGGGATGCCTGCGGTGTTATCTAAAAACCATTCGCCCTGAAATGTGTTTAATTTAATGCTGAGGCGCTGAGCTAGGCTGTTAGTTAAATGCAAAGATAAAGAACTAAAATCAATATCGTGATCATCGTTAAGTAAGAAGTCTGTCATTGTTTGTCCATATACATAACTAAAATAGTTTTAAATTGTTTAACATACAAAAACAAAAAAGAATGGTGTTTTTAATGTTAAGTTATGAGGAATTGATTATGCCGAGAAAGCTTTATCAAATCAGTGAGCAAGAAAGAAAGGTTATGTTTATTCAGTTTGCTAATCAAATGTTGGATAAAGATGATGTAGGTAAAGCCCTTCAAGCACTAGAAGTAACAACTCGAATGGAAATAAAAAATAGAACAAAAATAGGGAATAGGTATGACCCTGTTGTATTTGATCATATCAAGCTTTTAGTTGGTGAAATCCTTGATATGGGTAATAGTATCTCTTCAACCTATACAGATAGAGCACAGCAATTATTAAACTCTATTCCCTCAGGAAATAGACGCCTGGCTATAGATGAAACAGTTAATTATAACCGGCGAAACTCTTCACTACCTTTCTCTAATGAAGCGCATCAGCAACAGACAAATTTTAAAGACTACTGTCTATCTTCATAAGTTTATCAATTCTTTTTCGTCACAGGATAAGCCAAGCTTATGTGACTTATTGCAAATGTATCTAGCAACTAAAGTACGCTGTTTAATTGTGGTTGGTATTAAGCTTTTTTCGTGATATGGATTGAGTTTATTGAGGCGTGCTCGTGGTTCCGCCGCCTGGCTCAATTCCGCCGTGCTTGTGAGATTTAAGGCTAATACCGCCTGCAATAACATCTGTTTTACCTGTGATGGCTTTATCACTGTTAATATTTCCTGAACTATAAATATCCCCCGTAAAACTAGAAGCCTTAGAGCTTGCGCTTGCGGTGAGTGCTGGGTTAGAGAAGGATTGCGTTACCTGAACTTCACCATCAAAGATATGTAATGGTGATTTGAAATTAACTTGCTTGGTGGCATTAACGTTGTAAGTTTCTGTATTGATCGTGACTGACTTGGGCGCATTAATCACGATGCTGCCGTCTGGTTTTAAAATAATCTGGTTGCCAGAGAATTTAAGCTCTGTGTTAATAGGGTCAGCGTTAAGAGTTTTACTGTATGGATATAAACCCGGGATAAAAACCGCATCTGTATAGTTGTGCTTATGATTTCCCAGGGGTTCAGCTTCGTCGTTGTTGCCCGTCATCCATTGATCGATAGATCGCTCACAGAAAAATAAAAGTCCGGTATCGCCTTGCTTGGCTGGGAAAGATAACAGGCCACCCCCAGCGCTTGGAAACATCACAGGAATATCAGTTATAACCGGCATCGAAAAAGAGCGCCCGTCACGTAGTTTCTTTTTAATGACTGGTTGGATGTTTGCTTTTTGTGTTTTCGCATCGTAGGAGGCAATACGGCCAGGGATAGAGGTGTGCACATCACAGAGTCGAGATTCAAGCGCAGCATGTAGCACTTGCTCTAATGTATTAGTCATTGTTGATAGATTCCAGTGTTGCTAATGTTTTCCAATTTTTGCCGAGGGCTTCACCCCGGTGATTAACTTTACTGACTCGATAAAAGCTATTGATATACTGCGTTTCAACTTTGACAATTGAATGCGGCACAATGCGCGGATTGACTAAGCTGGTAATTTGTAGGCCATTGTTGGGTATATCTTCACGCTCTAAGCCGTTTGGGTTAAATGCAGTAACTCGAGGGGAATCAATTAAGCCGGTGTCAGGAGTTAATAACAGCGCTTGTTTTTGTGTGTTGGTTCTCAGCGCTGAGCTGATATAAATCACGCCGTCTTGTATTGAGAACTTCATAAAGAGCGAACCGAGTAGTGTTTGCAAAGCATCGCGCGTTAAGCCAGCAACATAATAACCGTTAGAGAAAATGTGACGGGTTAACGTGTCTTGGTCTGTGATTTCACTTTTAGAGATTGTACCGTCGGCGCTGAGGTCTTTAATTAAGCTCTGAGCAACTTGTAACGCATTAGTACCGGATGGAAATGTGCTGAATGAAAAAGTCTCTTTCAACGGCATATAACCGTCACTGCACTGTATGAGTGTTGCGCGGCTAGCTTGTTCTCTGTGCGTATCAAAGCCGCTTACTTGGCCAGTGAACAAAGTTACAAGCGGCTGATCGTCGTAAGCAACAGAGAGTATCAAGGCTAATCCTTTTTTGAGTTTGCTGACATTTGAGTCACTTAAGTTGTAGACCGTGATACTTGCTTTGTTTTGGTCGCTGCTTTCATCCGTTTTTGTAATATCAAATTTAATATTGAGTTCGGTGATTTCTATCTCAGTCTTGCCAGCTTCGCCAATTTTTAGGGACCACTTGCGGTTAAATTGTTTCATTAATTTCGTCTTGTGTCAGATAAAAAAGCTTAAAGTCTGTACCGAGATTATTACGCGTCGGCGGTTCATATTGATTTGCGGTATTAATGCCGATCAGCTCGCCAGTGATGAAATTAGTAAGCTTATATCGTTGTACTAGCGGTGAATACGGTAATAACTTTAAGCCGCTTAAAATCGCGTTGCCGTCGGTGTCAGCAATCGATATTCTCCACGTCTCATCCCGTGTGTTCCAGCGCATAGTAAAGATGTAGGCGGTGCCTTCGAGTGAAACCGTTTCAGTATAATTTGAGTAAGTGCTGTTTAAACGGATTATTTCTGCCATAGAGCCTCTAAGTAGCTTTTAGATGCTGGTTGCGTTGGTTTTGTGCCTAAATCAGTGCTCTTGCTTGCATCGTCTTTAGTTTTTGGATCGGTGATGTTATCGGGCACTGCTGTTGTTTTACTTGTGACAATCTTTATTCTTTCGAGTGACAAGGTGACATGCAGAGAGTCGCCCGTACTTGAATCAGCGTTAAATTGCAGTTGTTTGATTGCTAGATTTTCAAATAATTGATTTTTTATTGTTGCGCTTATGGGCGTCCCTAGTTCCCAAAAGTCTGTAAGAATTTGTTCGGCATCACTGGGTGATGTGTATTGTTGTGTAACGACGCTACCTGACTTTAAGCTATCCCACATATTGATAGAGTAAGGCGATAAGCTTGACATAAAGACAATAGGGTAAGCAGACACATAACCGACTAAATTAATTTGAGGGTTTTTATTAATAATATCGTCAGTTATTGAAGCACCAGACTCTACAGGGAAGTGGGTGACATCATTGGTATATTTTTTAGATTCTTTATCGACGGTATCAATATAAACCGTCGTCTTATCAAGGAATAAAGTTGCTCCCATTGTTTACTCTTTGTTTGTGAATTTCGCAAGAGCTTGGGTGTTCTGCTCATGTTGAAGTTTTTTTAATGTATCGTGGATATGCTGATTGAGTTCTTCAGCATGAGATTGTGTTGAGCCGGGCGGTAAATTAATGGTTGTCGAAATATGTTGCTGTATCGGTGTGCTGACATTTGCATTTAGCGATTGATGAATTGCGTTTTGCCGAACTCCTGCAAGCGCCGCCGGTTTTGATTGTGACATTAAATTCATGCCATTTTGCCAGCTTTGTTGCATTTGCTTGGCTTGGCTTATCCATTGCGGTTTGCTGATTTTATGCACCAAGGGCTTAATATTTTTTTGAATATGTTGAGCAACAACAGTATGTGCATGTTTTACTGTATTAGTAATTGCATACTGTCTTTTTGATTTAGCAATTAATGCGTCAAGTTTTTTCTCTTCCGGTGAGTCATCAACTTTATTTTCAAACCATTGGCTAGGGTGAGAGATCATATGCCCCGTTTTTCCTAGCCATTTACCAATCGAACTGATTTTGTTTTCTACGGTGTGAAAGCCATCAACAAACGGTTTAAAAAATGCATTATAAATACTATTCCAAAGCCGTTTCATAAAAGCAGCAAAGTCGCTCCAATAGCCTTTCATCGCCTTTATAACTGAGCCTGTTACGGATTGGCCACCTTTTAGATAAGTAATAATATCTTGAATAACTAAGATGACAGCTGCAACGGCAGCACCTATAAGCAAAATAGGTGAAGTTAATAACTCTGTAAAAATAGTTGCAACTTTTGCGACTTTCGAATAATAGAGTAAGGCCGTTGTAACGGCAGTAATTCCTCCTAAAATCCATTTCATTGTGCCAGGTATTTGGTTCCAAATATCAAGCGCTGCATCAACGGTGTCTATCACAATCTCAAGCGCAAAACCAAAAGCACTAATAACCGGAGCAATAAAGCCAAAGGCGGAGCCAATCGCCTGAATAATAGGCGTTAATCCTTTAATTGCGCTTGATAATGTATTAAAAAGTACTGAAAGCCACTTACCAAAGCCTGACTGTGTAAAAGCAACTTTTGCTTTAGTGAGTGTGTTACTTAAGTTATTTGCTGCCCCCTGTAAGCTCTTGGTGAAAAGCTTTGCGCCCTTCATGTATTTGTCGTTAAGCGTGTTGCTGATTAATTGCAGGCGCTGAACTTTATTCATCGCATTTAGTTGTTTACCAAGCTCTTCGTCTGTTGTTGCGCCTGTTTTTTGCATTAAAGCAGATAATAAGCCGGTACGGGTCGAGAGCATCAGGTTTTTAATGCGCCCCATTTGTATTTGTGGAACATTAACAACATCATTAATAAAATCGGCCATTGAGCGCTCGCGCTCAAACCCCGTGATATGCGCACCTGTAAAGCCGACGTTGATTTTTTGGTACATATCCATGATTTGAGATTGTGTTGCGCCTGCTTCTTTTAGAGCTAAGTTGAAAGAGCCGAACTGTTTAGTCACATCATCAATTTTTAAATGCCACTTGGTTGCATAATCAACAAGCTGCTTCATCTCATTGACGGCCATTTTTTCTGAGCCGGTGGCATTTTCTATCATATTCTGAGCATTTTGATATTCGGTTGCCGCCTCATAAATGTTGTGAGCTACTTCATAAAAGAAAAAGCCAATAACAGCCTTTTTTAAAAACTCCATTTTTTCTGAAACGCCGACAATGGCCTCTTTCATTTGTAAAAGCGCATGCGTCTCTGCATCGGTTGATTTTTTCATGCCACGCATAGAATTTTCAGCCGACTGAGTAGCCCCTGTCATTTGATTAACAGAGTTTTGGTCAACTTTAATGCTAAATCGTGCAAAAAAGTCTGCAAGTAAACTTCCTGACATTATTCGTTCTCTTCGTAGGCTTCTTCTTTAATGGCTTGCTTAATCGTGAGGTATTCAATGGCATCAAGAAACTCGGCAAGATTCCAAGTTTCGTTAATTTCTTTAGGGGTAGTGTGATATTCATTAGCTACCCAGAATAGAGAAAAGTTTAGGCTAGATTCTCGCTCGACTTGTTGAGTAACGTTAGACCGAGACGGCTTAACATACCTTTGAAATCGAGCTTTTTTAAGCTTTTTACCACGCTTTCGTTAAGTGTTTGGGTCAATAACTCAACAAATGCATTTACTCCTGACACTTCAAGAATGGCGTCGTTGATGGGTTGGCCATCTAATAAAACTGATGCTTTAATGTAAGCGCTGGCTTTTTCATAGGGTAGATACTCTGCAAGCATAGGTAATACTTTTGCTGCCATATCTGCAAGATTGGATTCTTTATTTAAAGAAATGTCATTACTGTTGAGAGAGGCGAGAATTTTACCAACTTCTAAATAGGCTGCATAAGAGTACTTTAGGGGTAAAGGGTTAATTGTAAATTTAAGGTTGTTTATAATGATTTCTTTTGACTGTAAATTATCATGCATCTAGCTTGCTCCTATATTCATTTCTAAATCAGCGACAAAAAACTCCCACTCAACGTTGGTAACTTCGGTGCTTTCTTCAAAGTCAGGCCATCCAGTAATATAAGCATGCTCACCTGCTCCGATCGTCGTATCACCTGTTTTAATTAAAATCGGGTAAACTCCGTTGCCTGTTTGTGAGTCAATTTGTTTGATGCCGCTTAGAAGCTGATTACACAACATGCCTCGTTGAATCGTGACGGTGATCGTACCGCTTTGATCAAGGTTTCTGATGCGTGTCATATCGCCATGCGCACCTATTTTTTGATTCCATTCTTTTTTGTTGCGCTTAACTTTGATATATGAGCCTTCAGCAAAGCCATTAATATTAATACCACCAAAAATAATGAGGGTATCTGTAGGTATAATACTTGTTGTCGTTGACATTGTTTCTCCTAAACTTGCACGTAAAGCGTTTCATCCACTTCATGAATTGCGCCACTCATGCGTACTGTGATCTTAATGCCGGTTAATTTGCGGTTTGCTCGGTCATTCGTGAGTGTATCTGTGATTTTTGGCACTTCGATGGTGTAGTCTGCAATGACCTTTAAACGCTGTGCTTCTTTTAAAACGCCAACGCATGCATTCTCAATCATTGCGATGCCTGCATCAGTGAATGGAATTTTTGGTGTGTTGGCCAGCAGTGAGAATTGCTCTTCTTGTAGTCGCGCTTTTAGCCAGTCAATGCCGCGAATAATATCAATAAATTCGCCGTTAGCGACCATGCCGTTAATCGTCAGGTTTTTGCCTGCGATTTGCGTGTAATAGTTACCATTTTTTTGATCTAGTGCTGTCTCAGCACTTGATGAAATAGTATCGACACTAGAGCCGTTGATTTGCTTATAAGCCCAGGTGATTGAACCCGGTTGCTGCGGTAACTGGCCGCCCATCCATCCACATTCTGGAAAAGTTGAGTCTGCCCCGGCGCTCCATAGTCCAAAGCTGCGCTTAGCAGATTTCGCAGAAAGTTGGCTAAAGGCGTCAGTGTCTTTTGTCGGGTCTTTTGCATCTGCGTCATCAGTAGAATAACCATAAATTTTAGTCATTGCGTTGACTGTGTCAGAAATCTCTACAATTGAGTCTGCTGTATGATCATCAGTTGCGATGGCATACCAACTGTTATCAACTTCAGCAATGGCATTAATGGTGTCAGCCCAATTTGCATCACCCGCGTCTTTTCTGCCAATCGCAATCTTAGGAGGGCAGGGCGTTTGTGAAAAATAAGATTGTGCAGCGATATACACTTTAGAAGCCGTGTCAAAGCCATCGGCGGCCACGCTTTTTAAATCAGTATAAAAGCGGATGCGGTCTTGCCAGGCGCTGTGCGTTGCGATGAAAATCGGCACACCGAAACCAGTTTGTGCGACCGCGCCGGTTTCATCGACTACGGTAATATTAATAATCGAGTCAAGACTCGCCATTATTTTCTCCTATGTTAATTATTTCATCTGAAATAGTTGTCTGATTTTGATCTTCAGCAATCAGCTCTAAGCTGTAATCATCGACTAAGCCAACGGCATCAACACGTACGTCTTGCGCGTAAAAATGTGCTGTAAAGCGTGTTCGTAAGTTGTAATCGGTTGATAAAAAGGTCGTTGCATCTTGCAAAGGCCCACATTTAAAAAATTTCAGCCCTTGGCCTGCAAGTTTATTTTTTTGACTGGCCAGTCGAAACGTTGAAGCTAACTGTGTTGCTCGTGAGGCTGAATCTTCCCCTAGGGCTTCAATAATAAAAATAAGCTCATAGAGTTGTGCTATTTGCACACCCTCATCGCAAGGCGTTTCATTGGGCTGGCCAACCATTTTTGAATTGTAATAACGTAATGAGGTGAATTGATTGAGTCTTAGATTTTTTTGATAGCCGATGATCAGAGTTTCGTTAGTGTTTTCTTTAAGTGTATTGAGTAGTGCAGTCTGTAATCGTTGAATGTTCATCACTTTCTATGCAAATAACCTCCCAGTGATTGCCATACCGTTTTACTCCAACCACATCAAAATTTTTATTATTGTAAGTAACGCGGTCAGCCGGTTGGTTTGTGCCGATGTCAGCCCCATAAATTGCTTGCTCTGAGAATATCTCTATCGAAGTTTTTCGATTGAATGCGGTTGATTCGTGTTTTAAGTGGTCAGAATAGGGCAAAACAACCGCATCAATATCGAAAGTTTTGTCGATTACATCGCTAACAATGCCCTCGATGATTTCTTGCTCCGGTTTATAGCGGGTGATTGTGATTGTTTTTTTATCAAGATAAAGCATTAATCAATCCTGTAGCTGACGTTTGCACGCATATTACCGAGGTCTATAAGCGGCTTATCTGAGCCTTTTCTTGCAATAGTAGTGTCTGCATTTTTCTCAAAACTGCCGCTTGTAATTGTTTGCTTGATGTCGCTGGCCATCTTCTCACCGACAGCGATTAATTGCGCGTCAAGGCTACGTGTGCCGCGTATCACTCGACCTAAGCGAATTGCAAGAGAACGCTTATAAAAGCCGTGAGCCTCAAGGGTTTGCTGCATAAAAGGACGTTCTGGGATATTAAGCTCGGGGACTCCGAACTCATTAGCTCGTGCAATTGCGGCAATGGTTGGGCTGTTCTCTTTATCGTCGTTTTTTACACCGTTAAAGAAACCAACTTTTAAAGCCCGTGTATTGATTGCGCCTTTTAATGTTTTTTCTAGACTTTTAAGCAGTTTGTCATTGATTTTAATATCCAGCTTGGCGGTCATTAAACATCCCTCGCATGAACCTGGGTTGATTAATCGTCGAGTCAGAACGATATTTCACATCATCCGCTTTATTAATTCCCCCCGCATAAAAAGCCCCAACACCGAGGCTAGAGCTTGTGCGGTTTCTAATCTTTTCAGCGAGTTTTAAATATTGCTCTGACTTTTGAGAAAGGTCTTCGCTGACTTTTCCAGCCGTTTGATCTGATTGACGCGAGAATTGTGCAGCTATATTCTCACAACAAGCTGCTGCTGCCTGCTCTGTATTGTTGTATTGACCAAGAGTAAAAGTTATTTCTTCATCTTGTAAAAGCGGTTCTTTTTCGTCAGTGTCGCCGATTAAATAACGCACTTGAAAAAGACTTGATGCTGGCAGTTGAGTAACATCATACGACCAGCTCATTTTTTGCTGCCTTTTTTCTTGTAGTAGTCAGTTTTTCCAGCCATAAATAAACACCTGAGCTGCCTGTATGTCAGCAACTCTTTTTTTATTTTCTGATCTTTTTTGTAGTGTTTGCCTCCGAGAAGGAGGCCGGAAGCTCTTGCGGCGCAAAACTCTAGCGCCTCGTTAAATTCTGAATAGTGTTTAAGCATAACTTTAAGATGAGCTAATGCAATCGGTCAGTAAAACACCGAAGTCTTTACAAGTTACTTCATTAGTAAAGCAGCTTTGAATTTCGATGATGTCAGAATGATTAGAATTGTTATCACGATACTTTAAAATACGATGACCATTTTTAGCGCCAGTTAGTCCCGTCCATTGGAAAGTGCGGCAAGCGGTTGCCATGGCCACGTTGGTTGCTGGGTTGGCTTTGTATTGCAGTAGCACTGCATTATTATTAATAAACTTAAGCTCTGTTGCTTTGTTTGCACTTTCTGCTTTAATGTTTTCAGTTGCGCTCATTACATTCATTTCGTCAACTTCAAGCAAAGCAGCAATGGCTTGAGGTGTGACATAAGATGCACCGCCTTTTGTGCCGCCGTTGTACTTTACTCGATCGACAATCTCAGCGTTATTTTTAAGAGCAGTAAAAACACGACGCGGCATAGTGATAGAATTAGGCCGGAATCCGCCTGTTTTCTCTTCAATATCATCTAGTAAATTCGCTATAAACTCGATAGGTGTTGAGTTTTCTTGATTAAACTGGATGAATTGATTGGCTTTAGGAGCGCTTGCAACGCCTTGGTACTCAGTGCTCCACGTCCCAGATTTAAAATAATAATCTGCCGCTTGCTTCTCTTTAAATAAAAGCATCTGCATTGTTAAAAAGTCAGTGTAATCCTTATCAAGCTTAACAACGCTGTCAGCATTTTTACGGACTTCATCTGGAATACGAACAAGCAAAGCATATTGCTCGCATTTATATGTGTTATCGAAGTTATATGAAATATCCGCTTGAGCGGCCGTAGTTCCCGGGGCACGTTTTTGCATTTGTGATCGGTACCAGCTCGCTAGATCATAACTCATATAGTTATCTGACAAATTAGAAACCGGCAAAGTCGGAGAAACCCTACCATGTACATATTTCTGGTTTTTATTAACTGTACAAACACTTGCAGAAGTTAAAATTGAATTAAAATGTAGATCGGAAGGTATAGGCATAATAGTTCCTAATTGTTAAGTTTTTTAACAAAATTTAATTTGAAAGTTATTTTTAATTTAATGAAAGCGTGATATAACTAATAGTGAAATCAATGTTAATTTGCACTCGCTTGTTATTTTAAGGAGCAAATTATGCACGAAAAAACTCTGTCTCCATGCCTCACCTTAGCTGCTACTGCATCAATGATCGGATTTTTAACAGCGCTCACTTTTTTCACAATTTCAAATCCTGAATATTTAAACAACAGTATGACGTTTCACAGGCAAGTTATTACTGTTTCATAAGCTAAACTCTATTTACTAAGCTGCTGGAATAAGATAACCGTTCGGAATCAAGTGAATACCAATTAAATCACCGGCTGCTTTTGCCGTTTCAAGTGCCATTGCTGTTGCTGTATCCCCTGCGACAGCCGGAGTTATATGCCCGCTGCTAGCAACTTTGACGTAATTACCTGCTGTGATTGATCCGGCTGCGGTTGCTTTTACTGCGCCCGAGCAAATAACTTCACAGGCTTCGCTTTTTTTCGGAGTATTTTGCAAGATTCCGTCACATGCTTTGCCTGCGGCTGTAACTGTAAAACCGTCTTTAGTAATAGAAACGGCTGCATTTTTTGCGTTACTTAAATCTGCGGCGGCAATTCCGAATAAATTAGGGCTAGGCTGAGGTAGTGCAGGAATAAGATAACCATTAGGGATAAGAATCACGCCAATAATATCACCCGTTGCACCTGCGGACTCAACCGCTTTACCGATTGCCGTATCTCCTGCGGTTGCTTGTACAATTTGGCCATTGGCCGCGATTTTTACGTAGTTACCTGCGGTAATTGCTGCGCTTGCAATCATTTTTGCAATACCCGTTTGCATCACATCGCATACTGCGCCTTGTTTCGGTTTGTTTTGTAGAACGCCGTCACACAAGCCACCGGCAGGGGCTAAATCAAACCCTGTTGCTGTATATGACACTGCTGACCATTGTTTTGTACTTAAATCTGTGGCGGCTGGAAGCACACCAATGCTATAGCCTTGTAAAAGCATACAGACTCCTAAATTATTTATTAAAAGATTTAAAAAAGAGAAATCATAAGGGGTAGTTAAATAGGAAAAAATACTAATAAACATAAGAAAACAATAAAAATCTATGGAAATTAACTTAACATATAAAGACTCCGTTATTTTATGTTCTAAAACATCATTATATCCTGTAGAATGCTTTTTATTTTTAAAAGTGTGCCATTTATGACCATTAAAGATATTTATGATAGCGTAATAAAGGAATTAGAAGCCTATTCTAATTCTAAATATAGAAAATACTATACCTTTTCTCGAAATGATAATGATCAAAATAGAGAATTAAGACGTACGTATGCAGGAAATTTAGCTGAGCAATTTAAAGCAAATCTAAATGGCCGCAAGCGTTTTGGTCAACATAGCTTTAAAGAAAAAAGTTTTGAATTAATTAAACGTATTTCTAATCATGAGTTTAATCATACAAATCCTGCACATTTTGCTGCATTAAAATATCTTTCAAGTACGCTAGAGTACAGTAAGTTTGGCTTAGCACAAAATGTCACACACTTAAAATCCTATCGTGGCATAGCCGATAATCTGATTGACCAAGTCAATACACATATTAGTTGTGGTAACAATATTCACGGTAAAACAGTTGAGAGACAGCAAAAAGATTTACAATTGTTTTTAAATGAAGAGCATAAATCAACGAAAACAAGATCTTATTCTGTTAATTTAAATAGCTAACACTCTTTGAAAATCTCCCTACTAAATGCCGTATGATATAATTGATTATATGTATACGGTATTTGCTTTGCTCATATTTAGCCAATCGAGAAGTTAGCTCAATTCGGCATAATTCGCATCATCTGCAGCAGCAACAATGGCTTCGTCTTCGTCCATGCCCTCACTCATTAACTTTTTAACTTTGGCTTGATATTGGCCTTTTAATCCTGTCAGCTTAGCTTCGCCTGCGAAGCCTTGAGATTGGAAAAGTCCTTGCTGTTCAGCTTTGAAAATGTTTTTCGCTTTTTCTAATGCCTGCACTGTATTTGCGTAGATGTCAGGGTGATTATCATGTAGAGCCTTAAGCGACTTAGCCTCGATGTCTTGGCCATTGGCTTTTAAATTGCTGGCCAGCGCTTCAAACTTCTCAAGAGCTCTTTTTTCTTCACGTGCTTCTAGCTGTTTAATCGTTTGTGTTTGGCTCTCAAGCATGGCTTTAAATGTGTTAATTTCGTCATTATCGCTCTTGTTACCTTGTTTTGTTTCAAACATCGCTTTAATTTCAGGGGCATCTTTTACTTTTTCAAAAAGCGCTTTAAATTCTGCAATATGATTAGTTGAACCTTGGGGCATTTCTTTATTTTCCTCTTGTTTAGGTGGGTTAAGTAGGGCGTGTGGAACGTTTTTATAGCCGAATTCATCGGGGTTAATGCAGGCTTTAATATTAGAGTCACCGACAATCTCATCAGCAAAACCAAGCTCTTTTGCTTTTTTTGAATCCATCCAGAACTCTTTATCTAGCATCGCGTCAATTTCATCATTCGAAAGGCCCGTTTTTGCCTTATAGCCTTCGATCATAATTTCACTCATGCCTTGGAGTGTTTGAGCAGTTTGCGTCATTTCTTTAGCATTGCCTTGAATAGCTCTCATCGGGTGATGAATCATCATCATGGCATTTTTAGCTATTTTGGTTTTGCTTGCAGACACAGCAATTAAGCTAGCCATTGACGCGGCCACCCCCTCAACAGTCGCAATGCAACGGCTACCAAGCTCTTTAATGCAATTAATCATTGCAGCGCCTTCGGTGACACTGCCGCCTGGGGAGTTAATGCGAATATTGACCGTATGATCCTCTGGAATGGTTTTTATTTTATCTATGAAGTACGCCGCATCACCGGATGCAATAGAGTGATAGATCATGACGTCAGTCTGGTTGGATTGGGCTAAGAAGTTGAAATTAGGCATTTTAAAATTGCTCTTTTAATAAGTTAATTAAAATTTTTTACGTTTAATTTAGTCTAAAACTTAAATAAAGTTAGGGAACAGTTAGTATATGGATAGGAAGCTATAGAATGTCTACAAAAGAAAATGACCTTGAAAAATTATTAAGTTCACCAAAGAATAAAAATAATGTAGGAATAAATACAACTTATACTAAACTTGATTCATCTCACTCGGAGATTTCTAATCAAAGCATAACAGATTTAAAGGGTTCTAATTATAATGAATTTTCTTTATTTCACTCACAATTCTCTAAACAAGCATCAACAGATTTAGAACAAAATAAAGAACGGGTTTGTTGCTGTAAAATTCTATAAAAAATTAAAATTAATAGCTTTTTACTTTCAAAACAACCGTACACCTGCAATTAGGATGCGTCTCGGGCGGATGATAAACCGCTCGCCCATCCCCTGTAGTAAACGGTTGGCCAACTAAAACCTTTTGCTTATTCATCGGCCTGCAAATTAATTTAGACACCCGGGAATCACCGCAAGTTAACCACCCTTTACCACTCTGCGGGCTGATAATTTGCTTATTTACCATATCTTGCCACATTGCTTCTTGCCCGGCGTGAATAGCGAAACTTGACTCAGTGCGCGCAATCATAAGCGAACGATAATTAAGCTTTTTGTTGTATTCTTTGAGAATCATCTTGTCTAAAACATCAGGCTTTATCTCTTTCTCTAGCAAATTATCAATAAACTTATTCATTGCACTTTGCTGTGGTCGATTTAATCCAACCAGACTTTTTATTCGCGCTGACATCACCCTGACATGCTCGCCACTGGTATAACCTTCGCTCACTTGTGCGGCTATTGCGTTCTTTGTTTCTTCAGAGACAAGCGTTACAAGTTCGGCTGTGCGGTCTTTAATAATTTGCTGTACAGTGTCATCTAGCATATTAAGAGGCGGCGTTTTCTTTTCTAAATAATCAGGCAATGCAAGCCGTGCATTATCTGCGCCTGCTTTTACCGCACTTTGCTCCACACTATATATAGTAGATAGCTCAGCAACTAGATAATTGTAGCCCACAGCATCAAGTACCTTATCAAGATCACCTTGTTTAATCGCCTTATTTAAAGCATTGTCATTTGTATGGGCTTGAGACGCAGCAACAGCAGATAAAAAAGCCTCTTTAAAACTGGGTTTGGTCTGATCTATCAGTGCATTTGTAGAAAGTGCTTTATTTGCCATTAATTTCTTTTGACGCAGGTAAGTTTAAGGACTCTCTCACCGTTTCCTCTATATATTCATCCGGTGAGATCACACCAATCGGCACAAGTTGAGATAGCGCAGTCGCAAGCTCTGCGACGTCAACGTCTTTTACTTCTTCATAGTCTAACGTTGGTAACTCTTCAGCTAAATCGCCGTTAATATCAAATAAGCGTGGTATAGCATGCGAATTAAACACGCCTTTAATCATGTCTAAATATGCACAAATGCTATCTTTTAACAGCTCGATTTTATTTTCGGCGTAGTTTGAAGTGCCCACCGAAGTCTTACCAATTTGCTGAAATTCCGTCATCATCGTTTGCGAAATTGCATAGGCATAGCGGTTAATTGGTCCGGACAGATCAACATTAGTATTGCCATCACATGACATTAATTCGGCGTTAAATAGCTTATTACCGTTTTGGTCATATTGCTGTGGCATGATTAAATACGATGATTCATTTTGTCGGATATTCGCGCCAAGCGTTTGCAAATGATCAACCACAGCTTGCTGATCGGGTGATGCATAAGTACTTAGATAATCCGGCGGTACTTCAAACTTAAGCAGGCCAACCAGATTGCGCTCGATACCAATCGATTCAATGCTTTCTAAATTCTTTTTATAATACCAAGGTTGATAAGCATTTCTGAGGATGCTACGGCCTTCTGGGTTGCCCTTTCTGCTCGTTGTTCTGAACAATAAAACCCGGTTAATATAG